CGACACTAGACCTGGTTGCACAACGACAAAGAGAAGAAGAGAGACGACGAGATGACGATGATAATGATAATCAAGGGAGTTCTGGTGGAAGACGCAGCAAGACAAAAAGAAATAAGCAAAGCAAACGTAAGCAAAGCAAACGTAAGCAAAGCAAACGTAAGCAAAGCAAACGTAAGCAAAGCAAACGTAAGCAAAGCAAACGTAAGCAAAGCAAACGTAAATATATTAAACCTAATAAGAGACCAATACTAACTAATAAAAACGCGAATAAAAGACGTAAACAAACTAGAAGAAGATAGAAGATAGAATATTATATATATAATGGTACCACCTCCGCCTCAAAGACTACTGCAAGGAGAACCATTGTCACAAGAAGAATTAATTCGTAAAAAAAACACCATAATAGATAATCCTTGGTCAGGTATGACGGAACCAAAATAAGGTTTGTTTGATCGTGGACGGGATTATTATGAAATATTAGGATTTAGAGATACGGTAAGGACCATTCTAGAAAAGGGTAGAAGACCAGGTTTAAGAAGTAACGGACAACTGTTTGATGAATTAAATCCTACGATGGTATATGATAGATTCTCCACTACACTGAGCGGTCCTCTTTATGTCCCTCCTGTGGCCACTACTACTCCTGCCCCTAGTACACATGAAGCTCGTTTGTCTGCCCCTATTGTCCGACGAGGACCCCCAGGAATAGATATGAATCTTTTAGATCATTATTTAACAAGAGGTGATGAAGAACGCGCAGCTGCAGGGACAGGTGGCAGAAGACGACGCAGTTCAAAAAAAAGACGTAAATCTAATAAGAGACCAAAACGTAGTAATAAAAATAAAAGGAGAAAACGTAGACAAACTAGAAAGTATTGATAAATATTATTTAGAACATTAGAGTATACTAATCTAAATAATATAATATTGTTAGGTATGGTGCAAACTATGTACCAGTAAAAAATCCAGGGAGGGGGGTTCCATTTGCATCAATATAGTCACCATATATTCTTATCATTTCAGTTGCGCCTTTGAACATACTACCGATCATTGCGCTTTCAGATACCTTCCACTTTCTTATATCCTGATTAAATGCAATTGCACCATTAAACATATTATTCATATTCGTGATACTAGACACATCCCAATTGCTTATATCCACGTTAAATGCTGATGCACCATTAAACATATAAGGCATATTCGTTACACTAGACACATCCCATTTGCTTATATTCCCGTTAAATGCTGTTGCACCATTAAACATACTAGTCATATCCGTTACGCTAGACATATCCCAACTAATATCTTGATTAAATTTTGATGCACCCATAAACATAGTTTGCATATTACTACCGGTAATTTTTAGGTTCCATGCATCTAGATTATAGTTAAATGAAGATGCACCCATAAACATATAATTCACTTCAAGCACATTGGACATATCCCAAACACTTATATCCTGATTAAATTGTTGTGCATCCTCAAACATACCAAACATATTGGTTACATTAGAGACATTCCATTTAGTAATATCATCAAACACTGCATTATAAGAAAAAGCATATGGGAGGGCGGTTATATATTTAACGTTCCAAGTGGATACATTATATAACGCATCAACCGTACAATAAGGTTGAGCTTGCCCAGCTAGATTATTAAAATCAGTTGTAGTTACACCCGAACTTGTCCCTCCGTCGTATATATATTTTAATGCTAGGTTTAGCGATTTCGTCGTCGGTGGCGTGTATATATCAGAAGCATTAAAAAATGCATAGCCGGCTGCATTTGTAGTACTACCGGGCGTTCCCGGTTCTGTAGGGTCAGGGACCATATTTCTATTATATTCATTTAACATAAGAGTTGCGTTCAGGAACATACTAGAAATATTAGCTACATATTCACCACCGGATTCAAGAACGGTCCATACACGTATATCCTGAATAAATGAGGTTGCACCCTGAAACATATAACTCATATCGGTTATATCACTTGAGATTGTCCACTCACGTATGTCCTGATTAAATGAGGTTGCATCCTGAAACATATAACTCATATCCAGTACACCAGACACATCCCAACTACCTATATATGCATTAAAACTAGTTTTACCGTCGAACAAACCAGTCATACTGGTTACTTGAGAGGTACTCCAATTACTAATATTCATTACTTCTGCGGAGGTTGTTCCTGGATTCTCGTTTAAAAAAACAGTCATCGTACTGCTAGGTGCACCAGCAATATATGCATCTACTGCAGATTGTATATTCAAATCAGTTGCTACAAATGTGTCGGACGATGAGTCTACAGTTTCACCTAAAGGTTCATCTATAGTTGGAACTATAGTTTCACCTAATACATTAGACGAAGTAACTATGTTAGAGTTAGGGATATACACACCATCTGCATTTGATTGAAACATGCTTTTTCCTCTACCTACACCACCTATTTGATTTATATTAAATACTACATTTCTTTCCGCCCCATAACTTCTACCGTATTCAAGATCAGATATGCGACCTATCGACGGAGGAAGACCTTGTTTTTTATTACCACCGCCCAGATTTCCGTTTAAGTTAATAAATGTGGATGCTCCTGCGTTGCCAGCACTAAAAGTCGACTGACTTTTTGACATTATAATATTATAATACGAAAAAAACAAGTTTATATTTATAGAATGTCGTAAATAAATGAGAGACCCGTCATTTTTTTGTAGTTATAGGTTTAAAAAGGCATAAAAAAACAAATCCACATCATAGAACACCCTTTATGGAACAAATAAATTTTAATCAAATATTAAATAGAGAATGTTGCGTTCAAAAAATAAAAAAAGCACTTGATGATTTTCAATCGAACAAAACAGATACGCTTCAAAAGCGTGGTATATACATATATGGCGCACCAGGAACAGGAAAAACGTTATTTACCATAAATGTATTGGAAGAATTAGGGTATGATATTATAAAATACGACGCTGGAGATATTAGAAATAAAAGCATCATAGAAAATATCACCTTGCAGAATATGTCGGATAGAAATGTACTAAGTATGTTTACATCAAAAGTAAAACCAATTGCAATCTTGATGGATGAGATCGATGGTATGAATAACGGAGACAAAGGCGGAATAAATGCATTAATTAAGTTAATCCGACCAAAAAAGACCAAAAAACAAAAATTAGAAGATTCAACGTGTAATCCAATCGTTTGTATTGGAAATTATCATATGGACAAAAAAATAAAGGAGTTAATGAAAGTGTGTACGAGTGTAGAATTAAAACCACCTACAGATGTAGAAATGACACAGTTAATAAAAGCGAGTATGCCAATCATTAATACATCTTTTATATCCAATATAAAAGAGTATATAAATAATGATTTGAGGAAATTTTCCGCATTATTAGATTTATATAAGGAAAATAATATAAAGTTCAACGATCAAATCATATCAAAAGTTTTCAAAAAAAAATCGTATAATGAAGATACAAAACAAATTACAAAAAGAATAATAAACAATAAAATAACTATGGAGAACCATATTCATACTATAAATGAAACGGACCGAACTATTGTGGGGTTGTTATGGCACGAAAATATTGTGGACCCTCTTAGTAAGTTACCACCTGAAAAGGCATTTCCATTTTATCAAAAGGCGTTAAATCTCATATGTTTTGCGGACTACATAGACCGTATCACGTTTCAAAAACAAATTTGGCAATTTAACGAAATAAGTTCTCTTATAAAAACGTTCCATACCAACAAACTTTATCACGAAACGTTTACAAAAAAACCAAAATATAATCCAACGGATATACGTTTCACTAAGGTTTTGACCAAATATAGCACAGAATACAACAACAATACTTTTATACAAAATATATGTCAACAATTGAGCATGGATAAAAAAGACGTATTTTCGTATTTTTTAGAGTTGAGAAATTCTTATTCTGATGACGAGATTTATGAGGTGTTCCAAACATATGACATATGCAAATTAGATATCAACCGTATCTATAGATATCTAGATAAATATACGAAAAATCCTATTCATATTGATATTGATATTGATGAGGATGACGATATGTAAATACTTTTATTATTTTAGTGTTTGTTTAAAATAATAAAATAAGCAATTTATTCTGCTTTAATCAATTCCCATTCAGACTTTATAAATCCCCCATTTGGAGGGAACATCCTACGGTTATTTGCGTACCACTTAGCTTTCTGTGCCTGCCACTTAGCTTTCTGTGCCTGCCACTTTTCTTGAGAAGACTCAATACGTTGGTGTCGTATAAATTGTACTGGATTATCATAATACAGAAAATTGGGGTCTTTGTTTACAGGGTCTGACCGAGAAAGCAAAAACCCATTTGCATCACATTTAGCAGTAGAATCAATAACTTTGTACAATTGCAATTCTTCAAACGACCCCTGACAAAATGGATACACGTGTCCGGTTTTAGCATTTACTACACGACAACGCAGTTTGGTAGGATAGTATAGTCGTTTACGTTTAGGAAAATAAAAATGATTGTTTGATTCCGAAAACGTATCCTGGTCGTAGCTGGCTTCATCATAGTCGAAAGGCGTGCTTGGCATTTCTGGAGGCTATGTAGTTGTATATATGATAGCTATTTTATGTTTAAGTGGTTAAACAATATAACATAATTAATCTGATATTAGAGTTTTCAAACGTGTGTTTTCTTGTATTAATCCATTTATTTCTGTAATTTGACGATTTAACATGCTTTGTTGTTTGCGCAATAATTGAAGTAATTCATCGATAGTCATACGCATAGGATCACCATTTTCAGGTTGAAACATAACATAAGGACTATTGCTTCCGATCATAAGTTGATTTTCTGCACGCATTCTCCGTTGCGTTTCCACGTCAAGCATCTGCATTACTACATCAGGCTTCATACGGATATTGCCTGCGGGGTAACTCGAGAGAAGAATATCGATTTCATTTAGAAAAAATTGTTTAATGTGTGGATCTTTAACAAAATAATCAATATTTAGTCCGGTTTCTTTTACATTAGGATTGTTCGTACAGTCAAGAAGCGTTGTTTTATCACCTGCATTATGTTTGTGTGGAAAGACTAGTATAGTTTTGAAGGGGTCAAATTGCACCAAAGGTAAAGTATAATTTTTCAAAAAAGATTTTTCTTCTCTCATAGCATCATTCGGTTCGTAGTTAGTAATTTTCAACAATTCTTTTTTAAATGCGAAGGTTGCTGTGGTGGCGTGATTATCTCCATATGGTCCTATTTTGTAGATTTTCATATTGTGTTTAAAAAACATATACATAATACTAGATCCTCCACATAACGCGCCTGGTGTATTGGATAACTTGAAAACGGAGTGTGTAATTCTCTCTGGTGGATAATAATCATCATCATTCATATAAACGATAATATCTCCTTTGGGTTTTTTATGTATTACGTTTCTTTTTTCACCAATCGTCATTTTTTCATCGTAAGAAAAATATTTCACATTTGGATGGTCTGAAACCAAATCGTTTATTTTATCGGTACCGTCATCTAATATAATCCATTCGATTCTATCTTTTGGATACGTTTGATGATTAAAACATTTTATTAACATAGGGATAAATGAACGACGATTGAATGTAGGGGTGCAAACGCTGACATATGGAATGGTTGGCCATGTTGTAAAATCATTTTCCTTATATGTCATATTATAAGGAATTTATATAGTAATAACTTGTATATTTATATCTATTATTATATATTATTCCGATAAAGTTATTGTTCGGACATTTCAACAAAACTTGTTTTGCCTTCGTAATCATATACAATACGCTTATGCTCGAAATTTTCAGCACCACCACTCTGATCACGAGATCCCCACCTATCAGAAGATATCCATCTCCCTAAATATTCAATTGGTTCTTCGGTCCAGTATGTTTCATTAGGCCAAGTACCTTTTTTATTACTGTAAAAGGCAAATCCATAAAATTTCGATGGATCTAACTGAATTGACCGAAATACTTGTTGTTCTACCATGTCTATTACCACTTATCACGTAATACCTTTAAATTAAAAAAAGATTTCTTTTATGAGCCATAACAGATATGCTACCGCCATTACACCTGCAGTAGCATTATCTAATTTACTAAAAGCAGAGAATAGTATAAAAATTCCAAATACCATTTTTAACCATCTAGAATTACGATTCGCTATATTAAAAACGGTTTGATAATTAATAATCAAAGGTAAAATCAAAACATTAAACATAACTGACAATTGATGAAGAATAACATTTACATATCCTAGTAAAAGAACGAATAAAAACCCTAATAGGGTATATACCCATCCCATTTTTTCAGAAGTGAAACTAAAAAAGATTGTACTTAGAAACGTCATTACTGGTACGATTAAGCCGGTCAATACCGCGGGTATGATTATACCTATAATATATAAACCGGGGTCAGGAACAGATTTCAGAAGCCCTTTGTCTTTATTACTACCTGTGTAAATCATATGCATTACTTTACGATAGGTTATATAGGTATTTGCCTCGGTTAATGCAAACCAATTTTTAACTTCTTGCAAACTAAATTCTTCTGCTGATTTTTTATACATCGAATACGGCCATCCATTTAATTTATTTGTGTATCCCAACGATTTAAGTAAATCAAAAGACTGTCCGGATAATTTCTGCGCGTATGAAACAAAATTTGCGTTACCTCCTTTTTGTTTCTTACCTCCGCCAGTCTGAGGTTTGTTTCCAGGTGCGCTATTAGGCAAATATTTGTTAATATCTGTAGGAAACACTAAGTCTAATGAACTAAAATGGACTAAAAAAACAAAATTACTTCCAATTAGTATCAATAATAAAAAAATTATGAAATTGACTATTATAGAACCAGCAAATCCAGACCAATCTGGTGCATCATCGGAAGAAGTATCTTCTGTATTATTTTTATCATCAATTGCATCTACACTATCATCTGCCATTTATATATAGACGATATAATATATCAACCTTATAATATGCTAGAGAAAGTATTTATGCTTTTATTGTGGGTTATAATTGCATCTTATATAATGCAATATTTAGAAAGAACTTCTTTTATATATCCCGATAGAGAAAATATGTCGAGTATGCACCGTGTTTCAACTTCCGACTATCCATATGGATTTGCAACTCATATCCCGACAAATTATGCAATAAATAACGCAATAGATACCTATAGTAATAATTATAAGGTATCTATGGAGTTAAGTAAACAATTCACAACTCAATCTATTCCTCAACCTCATAATACCTGTTTTTTGTAAATATATTATCTCGCGTATTCTAATCCAGCCATTCCATTTTGAAATTTTAAAACGTTATATCGTTCTTCCATAACCACCATATTGTATTGATAATTATAAATTCCAGATTGAGGCATTTGTGTGGCAACCGTTTCGCCAGAACTGTTGCAAATCGCGGTGAATTGTACGTTTGCGTTCAGGGTAGGTTGTATGGTAGTAACTTCAAATTGTATTGTGCTAAATTTACTCATATTCATCGCTCCGCTAGGCTGAAAATCAAATGGGTCACAGCGTAAAGAAAAATTATAACAATATACTCCTTCTGGTGCTGCACCGGATGTTCTTATGTATTTTTCTACATAATCTAATACACCATAGGGTAGCGTATCTTCGCGATATTTGCCGTCTAATAACAACCCCCATGTACCCATAATATTTTTTGTATTCAACGGCGTGAATGGTCCAGTATTCCATAATGATGGAAGATAATTATCAGAACATAAAATGAACGGTGGATATAAAGTAGAAGAGTCGGTTTTCGTTATACCACTACAAGTATCTTCATTTGCAAAAATAACAGAAGAAGGCATATAATCATACGGCCAATTAGAATAATTAGACCACTGATTTCTCTCGTTAACATCTGTTCTTTGAAAAAACCACATCCAGTTAGAGACCATCCCCAAACTATTCAAATCAACACGTTTTGAACCTATCACGTTTTCATAAGTGGTGGTATAAGATTGGCGTACAAGATAGGATTGTGGTTCCGACGCAAATAATCTAACTTCATCATCTGTCAAAAATGCATATGTCGATAATAAGTGTATGTCTGCGTTCCAATTGGTTTGTTTGTTTTCATACACATCACTATTGGATATATCTACACTTGGAGGAGATTGTAGAAATCGGTAAAAACTGTATCGACTATCATTAAAATTAGGTTGGATGGGAACCCCTGTTGCAGCATATTCTAGGTCAACATCATTTGGGTAATATATTTGGTTTACAGTAAATAATTCTTGTACTGGTCTTATAGTAATTTCAATTTTGAGTTCTGCGTATTGTAGAGAGACT